TTCTGGCCGTCATCACTTCCCAATGAGGATCCACGCATGAATATTTTCAACCTTTTCGCCCTCGGCATTCGTCGCGGCGAGCAGAGCGGCAAGATCAAGCACACCGGCTACCGCGTCGGCCGTAAAGACGGCGTCGACCCGGAGCAGCTGAAGGCTGCCCTGAAGACCGCCCTCGAAACGCGCGACGCCGAGATCAAGGGTCTCGTCGCCAAGTCGAACGAGGAGATCGAGAAACTCGGCAAGGCTTCCGCCGAGACGGTCGCCGCGCTGCAGAAGGCGGCCACGGATGGCGTCGCGCTGCAGAAGCGGCTGAATGGCGTCGAGCAGGAAATTGCCGAGATCAAGTCCATGCGTTCGCAGATGGGCGACCCGCAGGCCGTCAAGTCCGCCGGCGCCCAGCTCTGCGAATCCGAGGACTTCAAGGACTTCGCCGCCAAAGGCCGTGGCACCGCGATCCTGCAGCTGAAAGCCGTCACCAACGTGACCAGCGCCACGACGGGCACCGGGGCCGCGGGCAGCGCGATCCAACCGGATTGGCTGCCGGGCGTTGTCAGCCCCGCGTTGCGCCCGTTCACCATCCGCGATCTGCTGATGCCGGGCCGCACCAGTTCGAACATCGTGCGCTATGTGCGCGAGTCGGGCTTCCAGAACATGGCCGCTGCGGTGGCGGAGGGCACCTCCAAGCCGCAGTCCGACCTGTCGTTCGCGCAGGTTGACTCGCCGGTCCGCACCTTGGCTCACTGGCTGAAGGCGTCCAAGCAGATCCTTGCCGACGTGCCGATGCTGTCGAGCTACATCGACACCCGCCTGACCTACGGCCTCAAGTACGTCGAGGAAGCGCAACTGCTGTCGGGCGACGGCACCGGCGAGAATCTGCTGGGCCTCATCCCGCAGGCGACCGACTTCGATGACGCCCTGCGTGCGGCCGGCGACAACAAGATCGATGTGCTGCGCAAGGCGATCCTGCAGGTGCGTGTCGCCGAGTACCGGGCCAGCGGCATCGTGCTGAACCCGATCGACTGGGCGGATATCGAGTTGACCAAGACCACCACCGGCGAGTACGTCTGGGTCAACGTCGGCACGGGCGCCAGCCCGCAGCTGTGGCGCTTGCCCGTCGTGGATACCAATGCGATTCCGGCCGGCAACTTCCTGGTCGGCGCGTTCAACATGGCGGCCCAGGTGTTCGACCGTGAAGACGCCAACGTCCAGGTCTCGACCGAAGACGGTGACAACTTCATCAAGAACATGGTGACGATCCGCGCCGAGGAACGCCTGGCGCTGGTCGTGTACCGGCCCGAGTCGTTCGTCTACGGCCCGTTCGCCGCTCCCACGACCTGATCTTCGTCGGCAGGGACGATGATGTTGGAGGGCGGGGCGGCTGATTGAGCGCCCCGCTCACCTTCCCACGCTGGAGAGCCCCATGTCGCACGTCATCCTGAAATCGTTTTACGCTCCCGAGGTCGGCCGCGTCGCCATTCGCGGCGAGCCGTTCACCCCGAGTGACGAGGTTCGCGCTGCCGATCTCGAACGAGGCGGCTTGATCGCCCCCGCGCCCGAGGGCAAAGCGCACCGCACCGCACCGCAGAACAAGGACGCTGCCAAGCAGCGCAAGAACAAGTGAGCCGCATCGGTGTCGGCCGGATCACCTGCGGAGTACGCGCGCTACGTCCGCTGCTTGCCCCGAGCGGAGCGGTAGTCGAGGAGTTCACCGACGTCGACCGCCGCGGCCCCGCCTACGCACGCAATGAAGTCCTGCACCGGCTGTACGCCGCCGGGTGCGATTACTTTTTCCTATTCGATGACGACTGCTACCCGGTCATGCCGGGATGGGCCGAGTATTTCGTCGCGCAAGCCAGCGCGCACGGCCTCGGCTACCTCGGGCTGCCTGAGATCTTCAAGAGCCGGGCGCTCAGGGTCGAGAGCGAGATGGGCTGGTGGGACTCGACGGTCGGGTGCTTCAACTTCCAGACCCGCGGCATGCTGGAGCAGGTCGGGTACTACAACGAAGCCTGCCGCACCTACGGGTACGAGGATTCCGGCCGCAACGATCGCGTGCGCCGTATCCTCGGGCGCGGCGGCCTGCCCTCGCCAATCCGAGCCTCGGCGTACATCCATTCCGAGGACGTGTTCGCCGAGCATCCGGTGCCCAACATGACGGCAGAGGAAAAGTATGCCGCGATCGAGGCGAACCGCCCCATCTGGCACGCCGAGCTGGACTCCGAGCAACTGTACTACCCCTATCCGCGAGAGACGGCATGAGCCTCCTGGAACTGCATGGCGGCGGCCCGACGTCCTGCGGCTATCATCGCATTGACCTCCCGTTCGGCCAGCTGAAGGTCGAGCCCAAGGTGCCCGTGCTGGTGTTCAACCGGTATATGCAGCAGGGCGCCGGGGCGCTCGTCGCCAAGCGCCGGCAGGGCTTCAAGATCGTTGCCGACCTCGACGACTTCTGGGACTTGCCGCCCGAGCACTACTTGGCGGGCGCGTGGAACGCCAGCGGTACGCCCGCCAAGATCCGCGCGTGCCTGGCCGCCGCTGACGTGGTGCTCGTCACGAACGTGGCCCTGGCCGATCACGTCCGCGCGCTGAACCCCAACGTGGTCGTCGTGCCCAACTCCCTGCCGTTCGACGAGGGGCAGTTCACGCGCGCGACGCCGGGCTCCGAGACCTTCGTCTACGCGGGTGGCCCGAGTCACGTTCCCGACGTCGCGCCCTCGGCCGAAGCCTTCAACGACCCCCGTGTCATCTTTGCGGGTGACGATCCGAAGCACCCCGAGTGGCTGAAGATGCGCCAGTACGCGCCTCGCGCCCGGTACGTCGCCTCGCGCCCGGTCAGCGCGTACATGCCTGCTTACGACGGCCACATCGCGGCCCTTGCGCCGCTGGCGGACAACCCGTTCAACCGCTGCAAGTCGAACCTCAAGATGCTGGAGGCGGGCGCGAAGGGTCTGCCGCTGATTGCTTCAAACATGTCGCCCTACGCCAACGATACGGCTGCGGGGAATGTCCTGCTCGCTGGCAGCACCGCGGAGTGGCAGGCGCACCTGCGCTTCCTGCGAGAGCGGCCGGCCCGCGCGGTGGAGCTGGGAGAAGCCCTCGCCGCCCACGTCCGCAGGCGCTATCAGCTGCGCGACGCCAACGAAACCCGCCGGCAAGTCTTGGAGAGCTTCGCATGATCCACTACGTCTCCCCGTGGACCGAGGGCAACATCGGCCGCGGCTTGAACGAAGCGATCGCGCGGCTGCCCGACGAAGACTGGGTCTGTGTGCGCGATGGGGACACCCTGTTCCTGGAGCCCGATTGGGGCCGGCAGATTGCGGCCATCGTGGAAGCCAACCGCGATCAGTTCGATCTCATCTCTTGCATGACCAATCGTCTCAAGGCGAGCTACCAATTGCATGACGGGCGGATCAGCGATGAGCCGGACCTGAATACCCACATTGGCATCTCCCGCCAGCGCCGCCTGGCGCACGGCACGCACGTCGAGCCAACGCCGCTCGGCCCGCTGGCCGCGATGCTTCTGCTGTTCCCCAAGTCGCTCTGGGCGGCGCATCCGTTCGAGGAACGCACAATCTACTTCGATCAGCTATTCTGCGCCGAGGCGCGCGCACGCGGCGCTCGACTTGGGGTAGCATGGGGCTTGTACGTCCTGCACCTCTATAGGTGGGGCCACAAAAACCCAGCGGCATACACGGGGCACCTCGCATGAGTCTGGTACCGCTCGAAACTCTCAAAGCGCAGCGCAAGGTGACCTACGCCGTCGAGGACGACTTGCTGCAGGGCTACCTCGACGCCGCCGACGTGCACGTCCAGAACTTCCTGAACCGCAATGTCTATGCGGATTCCGGGGCCTACGCGGCCGCGATGGCGCAGGCAACGACCGACCTGGCTGCGGCTGACGCCGCTTGGGGTGCCGCGACGGCCGCATGGCAGGCATTGCCAGCGGGCGATATGGCCGACCTCGCCTACGAGAAGCTGACCGCGGACTGGAACGCCGCGAAAGAGGTGTACCTCAAGGTCGCCTACGGCAAGGTCATCACCCCGAACATCTCGCAGGCGATCGTGTTGCTGGCCGCCGGCTGGGACGCGAACCGCGAGTACGTCATCACCGAGTTGAGCAATGCGATCGAGCTGCCGATGGGCGTCGTGGCGTTGCTCTCCCCCGACCGCGTGCGGCAGGGTGTCTGATGGCACGCTCGGGGGCCAAGCGCCACTCGATCACGCTGGAGCACCAGGAGACCAGCGGCATCGACGAGTACGGCTCGCCGATCACCGCATGGGTTGCGCAGAGCCCCGACGTTTGGGCGAGTATCGAAGCGCCGAGCGCCAAGACGATGCGCAACGCGGGCGAGAAGGTGCTGGGCGGCGCGGTGACCGGCGTGGACTTGCTGGAGGTCACCCTCTACCCCGTCGACGGCTTGGAGCCGGTCAAATGGCGCTTTCGCTGGAACGGCCGCGTTTACGACATCAAGACCGCGCGCCTGAGTAACGACATGAAAGACCTGATCCTGCTGGCGATGGTGGGGGCCTCCGATGGACTTTAGTTTCCAGACGCCCAACCTCGCGGCCTACGAGCGGCATTTGCTCGCGATGGGCACGAAGGCAGCGCGCGCGGCGGGCCGCAAGGCGCTGCGCCAGGGCACCAACATCGTCCTGGCCGAGTCCCGCCGTCTGGTGAAAGCTGGGCATCCGCAGTTCCCTGAGAAAATCACCGGGCTCATGGCGCGTTCGCTCTACACGCACGACCGCGGGATCATGGGCGACACGATCCTTTTCAGCGTCGACCTGAAGGGCATGGCGTTCTACGGCCGGTTCGTTGAGTTCGGCACGTCGCGCTCGCGCGCCTACCCCTTCATGCGCCCTGCCGCGGAGAATACCGCGCAGGAAGCCGTCGGCGTCATGGCCGGTACGTTGGCCATCGAGATCCAAGGTTACTGGGGGGCGTTCGGATGAACCTCGAAACGCAGATTGTCGCTTCGCTCACGCCGATTGCCGTCACGACGCCCTTCGCCGACGCCGACCCCACGGCACACCCGCGTATCACGTACCAGACGGTCACCGGCAGGTACAACGAGAACCTGCGGGGCTCGGGCCCCTACCGGGGGGCACGGCAGATCGACGTGTGGGCGCTCAGCTACGGACAGGCGCATGGACTTGCCGATCAGTGCAAGGTAGCATTGCGCGCGGGGCTGAATGTTGGGTCCATCACGGACAACCCAGACGATTACGAGACGGACACGAAGCTCCATCGGGTCAGTTTTGACGTTGCAGCTTGGCTTAAATAACTCACTGAGGACACCGGCATGAAAGCAATCACCTCGTTTCTCCTGATGGTCCGGGCCTTCGTGCTCTCCGTCGTCACCCCCGCCCATATCGTCCGCCATACCGGCTTGCGCTACGGCACCAAGGCATCCCCCGGCGTCAACGAAGCGGTCAGCACCCAGGGCTTCATGCTGGAGGTCGACACGTCGGCGGCGCCGCACACCACGCCGACTTGGGTTGAGGTCGGGCAGGTTACCGACATCCCCGATCCGTCGCAGGAAGCCTCCGATCTGGACGCCTCCAATCTGCGCAGCTTGGCGAAGGAGTACATCGCGGGCCTGCAGGACTCACAGTCGGTAACCATTACCGGCCAGCGTATCGCCACCAACGAAGGCCAGAATTTCCTGCGGGACAACTCCGGTGCGGCGGGGGTCTTTCCGTTCCGCAATACCTACTCGGACGGCTCGGTCCTGACGTATAGCTCGACCATCAAGAAGTTCGGCGTCACCGGCGGCACCGACGCCGTGATGATGTTCACCGCGACCGTCCGCCCGTCCGGCGCGCAGGTCTGGAGTGGCACCGGCGGCCCGACCACCTGATCCCGCAGCGACCTTTGCCGGCCCTTCGGGGCCGGTCTCTTTCCAATCCTGCCTACTGGAATCCGACATGCCCCTCACGCGCGAACAGATCCTCGAAGCCTCTCGCAAGCTTCCCTTCACCGACGTGCCCGTGCCCGAGCTGGGTGGCGACGTGCGCCTCACGGCAATGACCGCCAGCGCCCGCATGGACTGGGAGAAAAGCTCGTTCCCCGAGGGCACGGCGGACTTGCGCGAGTACAGCCTCGGCTTGATCTCGCGTAGCCTGATCGGCGACGACGGCAAGCCGATGTTCTCGACCGACGAGATCGGCGAGTTCGCCCAAAGCAGCGTGGTCACCCTCGCTGGCGCCGCGCGCAAGTTGAACGGCATCGGCGCCGAGGCGGTCGCTGAAGTCGAGGGAAAATCCGAAGGGAGCCCGGTCGAGCCTGGCGATTCCAACTCGCTTGGCGACTCGGGTTCCCCCACCCGGACCTGATGGTCGAGGGGTTGAACTCGGTGCAGCTTGCCGAGATGGAAGCCTACGCACGGATCGAGCAAGACCCCGAGGGCGAAGTGGCGCGGAGTGCG